CCGAAGCTTGGGAATATACATTTGTAGCATAACGAGATGCGCTAGAACTCTTATTACTAGAATACTTAGTACTAGCATAACCCATCTGAGAAGCATAACGAGATGCAGCAGAACTCATATTAGCCGCATAACGAGAAGCGTTAGCAGAATTAAGACTAGCGAACCGAGAAGCTTCAGCTTGAATATTAGCTGCTTGTAAAGCTGTAGCTTGATTAATTCGAGCGGCTTCCAAAGTAGCATCACGTTGCATCTGAGCAATAGCTTGTTGATTAGCATTATTTTGCTGATTAACAATAATACTTGTCAATGCCGGGACAACGGAATTATCAGTTTCACCTTTCGCACCGGATGCAGTCGCACCGGATCCAGTTTGAGCACCAGATCCACCAGCACTAAGAACAGGATTAAGTCCAGCTTTCTGCAAATCGAGAACCTCTCTTTGATGAGCGGTTGCAGACTGTTGAGCTTGCCAGTCTCTGTTTTTTTGCGCTTCATTAGCATTGAATCGCATTTCTTCACGAGCAAATTCTTGAGACTTAGCAGTATTTTGCGAAGCAATGTTGGAAAGCTGTGCAGTAAGTTGATCATTATTCATAGTATCTCCTTTCGTGAGGAAGTAGTACAAGCCATTCAGCCTGTAAACCACCTTTTTTTATACAAAAAAAGGAAGTTGACAGACTGCCTGACTCGTACTGGATAGTAATCAAGGACAGATGATCTCATCTGTCCCTGTGTGACATATAATTAAGTATGAATATACAGCATGTTGTACGATATTATAAAGTGTGCAAGCCAGGAATGGAATGTACGGGCATAACTCTTGTAGTTAAGTTCTTAACATAAAAATCACCGAAAATCTGATCGGCAAGTTTAGAAGTAACCGCAAGCGTTCTATCTACATTCGTCTTATCTTCTTGAATCCAAGCAGAAGAAAGTGTTGGTTTACTAGCATAATAATCTGCAAAATGCCAAGACTGCAAACTATTAGTAATACCAGAACGCATTTCTCCAGTAACAATACTAGTTTTATAGCGGTAATCTGCCCAAGCTTCCTGATAGCCGAAAACATCGTCAAGACTACCAAATCCATCATTATCATAAAAGATTTCACGAGAATAGATAGGCTGTTCGCCAATGTTAGCAAGAATCGGGAAATAATAATCTAAGCGATTCTTTCGAGACCACATACGCTGTAAACCTTGCTGATAAGTATGATTATACCTAGCACACATTACACCGATCACAAAACCATGTTCAGTGAAAGACTTCACAAAACTATTGTCAGTATTAGATGTAAGAGACATTGCAGCAGTAGTTCCAAGCGGAGTCTCACCAGATTCACTCTGCTGAACAATCTGATGAACATTGATTCTAGTACGATTAGCAGATAATAACTCTGGACGCTGTAATCTACCATCTGGGGAAATTACACCAAAATGACCACGTAGCAGTTCAATATAACGAGAACCAGAACGAGCGTCAGTTTCAAGCATCTGTTGAGTAGCAAAAGCAAGTCGAAGACTGTTTACAGTTAAGTAATCAGAGCTGCCAGCATCCGCAAAAAGGTTGCTAGGAGAAAGATCAAGGTCAGACGGAAAAGTAGAAGAATCAGTAGTATTATAACTCGTAGGAGAGATAGTAGCGTAAGCTTTCTTAAAACCGGGCAAAAGCGGATTATTACCTTTGAGAGCAATATTATATCCTTTACCATCCTCGAAAGTAAATTCAGGCTGACCAGCAAAATTAAAAGTTAAAGGAATAGTAGATCTATTAGAATTATCTTTACGAGTAACCACAGGAATATCACCAAACAAAGATGAAATTGTAACGTCATTACCTTTTTGAGGTTGCGGAAGCGCACTAGTAAAATAATCATGTAATTTATTAACCTTGAGAAGCGCACCACCTTTTGCAGAATTGTTTTTATCAAATTCTACGTTACCATCATCGATATCAACAAGAACTTCATCCTGAAGATTCTCATCACGAAACCATTCATTCCAGATCAAGTTGTACGCATTAATCGGTAATCTACTGACAGAGAGAACACCATTGGGATTAACTGGAACACCGAAATAGTCAAGCAGAGATTTCTGCAAAACGGTCTTATCAGACTTAGAAAACGTCAGCTGAGGAACTTGATATTCTACATCAGAAGTCCACGAAGAAGTGGACTCACCCATAAATTCTTTCCAGTGCGTCCAGCAAAGTCTGGACGGAACAAAAAAGTAATACATATCAAGAAATAGATCGTCCATGGGCGGAGTAATAAGAGTCTGTAAACGAGTTACGAAAGACGTCTCTACGTCAAAAGTATCACCGGGTAGAACCTCATCAAGGTAGAACGGCACTAAGTCACCAACGTTAAACGAAGTCTTGATAGAAGAACTACGATCAAACCGGGAACGAGGTCTTTCCAAATCACTCTTATACGTTGAAAAATAACTGTTAGCATCAATCAGATTTTTTGAAAATGCCAAATTTACTCACCATCCTTTCCGTAGTCTGATGCAAGCAGCACTAGACTATAAATATTAAGTCCAAGATCCATAAGAATCAAGAAGAACATTGCAAAAAAAAGACCTTCCATTATGCATCACCACCTTTCAAAGCAGTGTCATGATCCGGCTCAGGATCCGGCTTAGTATCCGGCTTACGAAGAGAATCAAAAGCAGAATCGAGAGAACCATCGAGGAAGCTCTGAATAAACAGATTAGAATCATAATTAAACAACTCCTGAACCTCAGGAGGAAACTCAGAGAAACTCTCACGAAATTGTCGAGTTTTCTGCATTGCATCCACAACGTCTCGAGGCATTATAGACAAATCAATACAGTTTTTCTCATCGAAATCTGTAGAAATCAAACCAGCTTGTAATTTATCCAAAATCACAGCCATATCACAACCAGGTGCAAAACTATTAATATATGCTGATATATCAATATCTCGAATTTTTGTAAGACACTTACGACCATCTTTGCCTACAGATAATTTAAACTCTTCACGAGTAACTGTTCCGGGATTGCTTTCCACCGGAACAGGATTCTCGTATACATCATACATTGTCAACCACTTTTTCGACATACTCTTCACCTCTCAGAATTTTTGGTACAGGAATACCAGCTTCATTAGCTTCCATCAAAACTTTCTCAGCATCAAGAAACATAAGACCATCGAAACGTCCGACGAGACGGAATGAATATTCTTTAGGTTCACCAACGGCGATCTGAGCAACAAGGCTTTTAAACACACGTTCTGACCATTCAGCACCGGGCAGTACATAATACTGCATAGTGTTCTTACTTACCTCATCATAGAAACAATAAACTAAATCAACAATACTATTTCTCATAATCTAATACCTCCACGATATAACAACGGGCGCACATTCATTTTTTTTGTGCGATCAGCAGTTTTTCGGAAAACCTGTCTGTCTTTACTTTTTGATTTCATAGGTTTACCAGCCATAAAAACATCTCCTTTCTTATACTACATATGTACTATACAAATCGTTACTAATAAGATAACGAATATCGTCCGGAGTAGGAAGTTCATTCAGCAGAACACAGACCATCGGGTCTTCATCATCAGGGGCAGTATCATTATAAATCTGTTGCCATCTTTTCAGATCTTCTCTCGCATACTCTTTGTCAGTATACACACACACAAGATCATAAAAACCAGTATGTTTATTAATTGCAAAACAATACGATGTAATAAAAGTCTTATACAAACATTTCATCATTTTATTTACTTCCTTTCAATTTTATTTATTACTTTTATATTTTTAGAATATCACTTTTTTTTTTAATGTCAACATATATTTTAGATTTCTGGACGAATAAGCATACGACTTTTAAATTGTTTTGATTGTTCATCTATTGCCAATTGTTCAAAATAGTCCAACTCCGTACTATATTCCTTAATTTGTTGTAACATTTTAGCAGTTTCAACACGATTTTCTGACATTTCAGAAAATTGTTTCGGAAAGTCACGCTCAAAAAATGGGTCAAAGTATCGAGGAATAGGAGCAGTCAAACCATCCGGCAATTGCACATAGCCTTGATTAAGCATATCTTTAGCATGTTTATCATAATATTCTTTACCAATTCCGGGTTTGCGAGACATACGGCAAAACTCAGGTTTGATACCTAAATCCTCATAAACATTAGAGTCAGTACCTTTATGCTTTTTGAGGATATACCTCGCAACATAAGCACATGATTTCCAGCAGACATCAGCAACAACATTATATCCATATTGCCATAGCTTATTAAGAGTAAGACTGTACCAATATTTATTACCAGAAAAGCTATTTTTTAAAAAAACCAAATCATTTTCAGGCGGTATCCAATCGAATAAAATCAAATGATAATGCGGACGGTGGGTTTGTGAACCATACTCACCAGAACAAAAAAATCGAATTTTTTTATCAGTCCGAGTAGATTGTTCCTTGCGTAATCTTTTGAGAAATAACTGAACATCTTCAGGAACTAACGTATATGCAAGTTTAGAGCCACGTTTTATATGGTCATCGTCATATGTTAATGTAACAAAAAATGCAGATTCATGGCACTGCAACTCGAGCATCAATCGAGTAGCCCAACGACGAGAATAATCTAATCTACAGCCAATGCACTGACCACAGGGTATAAGAAAAGTATCAAGTTTTCTCCAAGTACCAATATCTAATAAATGATCAGAGGTGCTAAACACATCTGGCTTAGAGCGATTTTGATACACGAATTTATTACCAGTAGTAGCAGATGGAAAAACTTTAACTTTGCGTTTACCAGAATCTGTTAAACTATTAGTATAAGCTCCTCGCAGCGGATGGTAACAAGCCATATTTATTCTCCTTTCATTCTTAGTTTGAGTTATCCTGAACGGATAACTGTTTTTGGTGTCACTCCGACCAGTTACATCAAGTAGGTAACTGGTCGGGTTACCGGCTACCCGAAAATTTTACCGAGCAATCCAGCAGCTGAACTAGCAAGACTTCCAATAAGACCGACATTCTGACCACGCTTTGTAGTCTTAGAATTGACATTTGTAGCATAACGAGATGCGCTAGAACTCTTATTACTAGAATACTTAGTA